TGCGGATTATTGGAATGCAAGAAGGTGGAATGCCTATGCAGATGGAACAAATGATGGGAGAAATGCCACAGGAAGCTCCTGTTTCTGAATTTGCAGAAGAGATGCCTCCTGAACAAACAGAACCAATGCCAGAAGCTCCTATGATGAATGCTCCAGTAGCTCAAGTAATTAATGGTGTACCTCATCTTATGGCTTATCTACAGGAAGATGAGATCAAAGCCCTACAGGATGCAGGTAGAGGATTGGATGAAAATGGTGAGCAGATGCTAAGTCCAGAAGGTATACCAGTGTTTAATGGTAACGGTGGTTCTGGTCCTTCTGAGGCTTCTGAATCAGATGCTGCTGGAGGAGTTGCAGGTCCAGACGCTCCTAGTATGATGGGAGAGGAGAATCCAGATGAAGGACAACCAGGAGATGATGTAGGTGGTATGGAAATAGAAGAAATGCAAAAAGAAATGACTAAGGCTGATAAAAAAGAATTAGATCCAGAAACAGATAAAAAATTTGTAAAAGGCGTTGGATTTATTGAAAGATACATAACTTCTCGCAATCAACCAAATCCGCTACAAGGAAAACCACAATATGCTGTAGCTACTGCTGCTGGTGGAGGATTAATGAGAACCCCTGTTTATCTTCAAGAGGGTGGTAGTGCAATGGATGATGATGAAGATAATAGAAGGTTTGAAGGTTCTGATGAAGGTGGTTCAATTGAGTTTAATCCGCAAGATCTTCCAGCAGATGAACAAAGCCGTTTGGAAGCAGAAGCTCCATCTAGTGCTTTTGATCCTGAAGGTCTTCAGCAAATGGGTTACGAAGTCGATACAACAGGGTCCGTACCTGTGGTGACATCTACGGAGCCACCCTCTGAACCTAATATTGCTTCAGATGAACAAGTTAGAGAAAGACTGCCTGAATTATTTAATTCACAAACAGGAGAACCCTTTGCTATTTTTGGTATGGAAGGAGGAGATAGAGCAGCACAGATACTTGGTGAAAATCCAGATATAAGTGATGCATCTTTAGATTACTTGCGTCAAAATAGAGATGTATTTTTAGATGCTAAAAAACGAACAGAAAGTGATGAAGATGTCAGCTACGAGGATGTAGCTCAACAGCATTTTGATCTCTTTGGTAGACATGAAGACAGAAAAGGTATGGATGGTTTAATGAGTATGCAGGGACCATCTGAAATTGATGAAAGTTTAAGAGGAGATCCTATAGGAAGCATGGTAGGAGATACAGCAGGAGGTATAATGAGTCCTGACACTCCTGAAGTTGAAGATGACGTTTCTCAAATTGGAAAACCTATAATTGCAGAAACCGATCCTGAACTTGGAAGTGAGGATTTTTATGGTCTTGATGCTACTACGCAAAGTGAGATAGAGCAAAGAGCCAGAAGAGATAGAACACGACCTGGTTTAGAACCTAAAGATGACAAAGGAAGAAC